CCTCTTGTTGTGGGGGCATCCAATACACACAATTATTTCGCCATGGCTAACAAGAACAAACAGAAGCATACCAAGGTAGTGCACAATCATTCATTTAAGGGACTTCGGGAGGTATTCCTCAATCCGGGTCCTGGAGGTGTAACTGCAAATCCATTTGTAGCATCAGTGGGCTCCACTGGAGGTACAGGCAACACAGCGTTTGTCCTGGCTCCTATGGGTCTCACCTCTACCACTCTGGGCGCATCATCATACACCGCTGGAACGCCGGGCAATGTTATGGGACCTCCACTCAGGGGCCTTTACAACAGAGCTATTGACTTCCAGTGGTATAGGGTGACCAGAGCACGATTCATCTTTGTTGGCTCCGTCACATCTACTACAACTGGTGTGATCACCTTGACGTCGTATACCGACCCCGGTGATCTAAGTCTCGTCGCTGGTTCAACATACTCTAGTAACCCTAGCACCAGGACGTTTGACTTCGCGAACGCTTCTAACAAGGAGCTTTCCGTGCCAGTTCCCGTCGACTCATCTTGGAAGAGGTGTTCCTCGTTACTTTCGATACCGGGGAACGTCTATCCGTTCACTGCCGCTAACGCGGGCAGCATTTGCGTCCTCAACACCGTTGCGGACCTTTCCTTCGGGGCCTGCTCAGCACAGTGGACCACAACAACTCCAAACATTGAGATCGGACGATTCTTTATAGACTATGACATTGAGTTCAAGGGACCAATCGATTCCGCTGCGAACTTTTGAACAACAGAACATGCGAGATAATATACTGCTGCATCAGGATAATAGGCAAAACTCTAATCAGTTTTCATGGTATGCGCGTGATTCCTTGGAACTGACTAGGAGACCTACGAAGAGGTCTATAAAGTCAAGGGTTAGAGCTTGGCTGAGGAGGTTAACTCCAAAATACCGAAAAACAAAACAAAACTTCAAGTCAAACAAAGTCCAATTTCAGACCAAGTGATTGCCTTAGCACCGTAGTCACGTACACCTCGGTCGAATAATTAAAGT